AACGACTTTGCAAGAATTAGACGTTGAGCTCGATTTATTGAGATCACAAGTGCGATTAGCAAAATCGTTGCAATACATTGATTTTCAGAAGTACGAACATTGGGCTTTGATTAATGATGAAATTGGCCGCCTTTTAGGTGGCTGGATTAAATCATTGTCAGAGCCCGCTGTAGCAGTAGGGGGTATGCGTTGATACGGCTCCCGATTCGGGGTGGCAATTGGAACAATGGTGCTGGTACTGGGGTGTTCGAATTGAACCTCAACAACACCCGCTCGAACACGAACAACAATATTGGGGCTCGGCCCGCTCTTGAGATGTGCCAGAAGCTATTGACCTACCGGGTCGATGGACAGTGCCTCTTTCAAAAGGATGCTTATTCCTCGGTGATTTGCCGAAAAATTAAACAGGTGGGCCGTTCTAGTAACCAACGTGACCGTTCGGCCCCACCGCCTTGACTAAGACTTATAACAACCTCTTACCTCAAATATATGCTTTTGAAAGCCTTTATAAAGCCTACAGAAAAGCTCGACTAGGTAAACGAGGCCGCACTGCGGTAATGAAGTTTGAGCAGAACCTAGAGGGTAATCTACTTCAATTACAGCAACAATTGATTGATGGCACTTACCAGACTGGTCGCTACCATCGCTTTAGTATTTTTGAGCCAAAAGAGCGAGAAGCGGCAAGCCTTCCCTTTCGGGATCGAGTCTTACAGCACAGTCTTTGCGCTGCCATCGAACCTATTTGGGAAAACCGTTTTATCTCAGATAGCTATGCGTGTAGACCGGGTAGGGGGATGCACCGTGGCGCTGATAACACGCAATTAATGCTTCAAAAAGTACAACGGGAACACGGACATATCTTTGTTTTAAAAGCAGACGTATCTAAGTATTTTGCCAATATTGACCACGGTGTTTTAAAAAGATTATTGCGTAGGCACATTGCTTGTCCACAGACCTTGGTTTTATGCGATCACATCATGGAATCTTCAATCAATCATGTAATCCCCGTCTCTAAAGGATTGCCCATTGGAAACCTTACCAGTCAGCTTTGGGCAAATATTTACTTAAATGCTTTAGATCAATACGTTAAACATGAGCTCAAGTGTCGGCACTATTCAAGGTATATGGATGATTTTGTAATTGCGCATCCTGACAAGCAAAAATTGCAAACTATCAAACTTAAGATTGAATATTTTTTAAATCAAACACTTTGCTTAAAAACCAATAGCAAAACGCAAATATTCCCAGTCGCTTTAAAAAACGGTAGGGGATTAGATTTTCTGGGTTATCACCTTTGGCCAACTCATAGACGGCTTAGAAAAGCCTCCATTAGTCGCATAGCAAAAACCTTGAAAAGGTTACAAAAGGAATATTCCACAGGAAAAATAGGGCTCAAAGATATTCGGCAGTCCTTAATTTCTTGGATAGCCCATGCCTCGCATTGCCAATCATACGGCCTTCGAGACAAGTTATTAAACGCTTTTATATTCGCCCGCAAATAGCGGGTTTTTTTATGCCTAAAGGAGCCTAAGTGAACTCAATTAAAGAGTTACTAAGCAATATTTTTACCGAGCCAGATAATGCGACTTTTTGCATCGTTAAGGTCGGCGCTGGATTAACTGTCATCTATGCACTAGCGGCAGCCTTTTTTCATCATTTTTATCTCAAAGAAGTTTTTGTTATTCAAGACTTTGGTGTAGGAATGGGTGCAGTTTTTGCTGGTGTCGGTGTCGCTCTAGGACTTAAAAAGGACTCGCCATGAACTTATCCGATTTCACGCCTCAATCTCTCCTATTCAAAGTATTGGCTTGGCTCGCTATAGCGGGGATCGTTATTGGTTCTCTCGTAGCTACTGCGAATCATTTTGAATCGGTTGGATATGACAGGCGAGTGGCAGAAGATCAAGTCAGCCTAAATCAAGACTTGATCGTATCTAAAGATAAAACGCAATCACTTCAACATCAACTTAATGAGGCACAAAATGACCTTGCCAAAGCTAAATCCAGCTTATTTACTCTTAATAGTGCTAATCGCAATGCTCTTGACCAGTTGCGCTCCGGCTTCAATACCTTCAACGGCGGTATGTCCAGTAATTCCAGAGAGGCCATCGTTAAGCGAATCGCATCCCTTAACAACGTGGTCGAAGATTGTTCAGCAAGACTTGCAGAAGTGGCAAACGATGCTGACACAGCCATAGCCGAAGTTCAAATGTTTGAGAAAGCGTGGCCTAAATGACTCCGAATCAGCAAGCATTTTTAGATTTAATCGCCCATTCTGAAATAGGTGCTCCATTACTCGCCGTTTCAGACAATGGATTTGATGTCATCGTAGGAAGTACAGCGAGCCATCCCCATTTATTTACCAGCTATGCCGATCATCCTAGACAGTTAATCTCGCTCAATGCTAATTTGAAAAGTACGGCGGCGGGAAGATTTCAGATACTCGCTCATATTTTTGACTATTACAAAGCGTTTTTAAATCTACCTGATTTCTCCCCTGAGAGTCAGTCCGCTATTGCGCTCCAGTTAATTAAAGAACGTAAAGCATTGGCCGACATTGAGGCGGGAAATATCGAATTAGCCATAAAAAAATGCTCGAATATCTGGGCGAGTTTCCCTGGCTCACTTTATCAACAACATACAAACAAGATCGATGACCTAGTAGCGGCCTACGTTCAAGCTGGCGGGACTATCGCATGAAGATTTTGTTGCTAGATATTGAAACTAGCCCCATGACTGCACTTGTATTTGGCCTCTGGGATCAGAACATTAATTTTAAGAACATCATTACCGAGGGAACAGTCTTATGCTGGGCAGCTAAATGGTACGGTGAAAAAGAGATGATGTTCGACTCGATTCACAAGTCCAAGCCAAGAGACATGATTAAGGGTATTCATGCCCTGCTCGATGAGGCAGACGCAACCATTACTTATAACGGCATTAACTTTGACCATAGGCATTTGAATTCACAGTTCTTATTGCACAAACTAAAACCGCCATCCTCTTACAAAACTATTGATCTGATTAGAACCATCAGAGGGCGCTTTAAGTTTCCATCTAACAAGCTAGATTACGTCACTAGGCGCTTAAAGATTGGGGCTAAGACAGACCATGAGGGGATGGAGCTTTGGAAAAAGTGCATGGCTGGTAATAGGGCGGCTTGGCGCACGATGGAAAAGTACAACCGCAATGACGTGCTCATTATGGAAGAGACGTATAAAAAAGTTCTTCCTTGGATTAAAAACCACCCCAACATGAATCACTTTAGCGATGAACCCTGTTGCACATCATGCGGCAGCCTCTCACTACAAAAGCGTGGGTTTGGGATTAATTCAACAACCGCCTATCAGAAGTATCAGTGCATGACTTGCGGATCATGGTCATCTAGCGCCAGATCAACTAAAAAGGCTGTGACGATTAAGGCGGGTGGGTAATGAAGTTCTATATTCGCAAAGCCAATATCAAATCCCCATTAATCGTTTCATTACTCGTTAAGCTGCAAAAAGAAACGCTACCTTATGACAAGCCATTAGCGGCAGTTAAGGGTGTCTGGTTCATCGCCTACGCAGAAAATGGCGATCCGGCTGGGTACGCTGGAATCGTTCAATCTACTCAATGGGGCGATACGGCATATCTTTGTAGGGCTGGAGTTCTCTACAAATACCGAGGCAATGGATTGCAGAAACGACTTATTAAAGCCCGTATTCGTGCCGCTAAGACGATGGGTTTTAACTGGCTAATAAGTGACACATCGGATAACGCCCCGTCTGCAAACAGCCTAATAAGCGCTGGATTCCGAATGTACAACCCCAGCAAGCCTTACGCATTACATAACAGCCTTTATTGGAGATTGAAATTGAAGGAAGAAGCATGAGCGATATTTTTGACGATGCCTCAGATTTAGAAGAACAGCATCGGGAGTTATCTATTAAAGCAGCTAGGGCAAAGAATCAGCCCATTAAATTTACAGGTCGCTGCCTCAGTTGTAACGCTCAAATCAATAAAGTAGGGCGCTTTTGCGATTATGAGTGCCGAGAGCAATACGAGCTAGAGCAAAAGGTATCCCACATCAAAGGGTTCAGATAGTTACTAGACAAAAGCAAAACTGTCTAACAACTGATACTTATAGG